TGTTGTATTGCAAAACAAGATTCATGGGATGATCCACATCAATAAACCGCCAGAACACTTCCACATCGATGCTTTTCCCGTCCCATTTGGGCAGTTTCGCTTTCACGGAACCCAAAACCACGCGGGGATCCATTTCCACACGCCGGGCAACCTCATTGACAAACGCGGTTCGGCTCGCTTTTGTGCTTTCCTCATAAAACCAGTCTGGAATCAGGCTGCCGAACTCGCTGTCATAAAAGAGCGTTCCCAGATAGGTGAAAAGGCGGAGCATGATGTCCTGAACGCCAGTGTCCACGCCATCGGTGAGAATAAGCTCGCCGTTGGCGGCAACTTTGGCCTGCCCATTGGCGTCAAGCGCGATATCCTGTCCCCAATAATCCGTCATGGCCGGAGCATGGCTGTTAAAAGCAAAACGCGCCCGTAAGCCAGGCGCGATATGCAAAGAAATTCGCAAAGAAAATGAGAATGTGGATTATGCCCGCACGGATGCGGGCAGCCGCGCAGCGGGAGCGCAGCGATTGCCGCGCCAATCGCAAGCGACAGCCTGATCCCGCGCATGGACGCGCGGGGCAGGCGTTATTTAAATGGGCGCTCCGCTTCTGCTCTGCGCGTAAACATTGCCGTTCACTCTCAAATTGCCATTGATAGTCAGATTGCCGTTTTGCGTCTTGTCAGCGTTTTCGGATATGCTGCCTCTGCCGCCAGAGACGCCCTGGGTTGTGACATTGCCTTTCTGGATAATGTTTGGCGCTTTGAGTGTGATATTTCCTTGGCATTCAATGGCGGCGTCGCCCCCGATTTTCACAGTCCAGTCTTTCGGGCTTATGGTTATGAATGAGCCGTCTTTCTCAATTTTCAGGCTTGTTTGCGGATTCTGCTGGATTATCAGCTCATCAAGGCCGCATTCCGGCGCGGCATTGCCCTGCCAGCGGAAATTGCTGATGCGCGGGTAATTGGGATCGCCATCGTAATAGGATAAATCGCAGAGCGTGCCCACAGCGGGCGGGCAGACAATGCCCCGCTTTGGCCCGCCCCAGATTACAGGAATTTCCACATGGGGAATGACAGGCTCTTTTGGATCGTCCGTCTCGTCATTGCGCAGGGGCTGGACATCGGCGAAATATTGGCCGTCTGACGCATAGCTGGCCACAATTTTCGCCTTGCGGACCACCCTGTAATAGGAGCGCAAATCCGGCATGACAAGCTCAATGGCCCGTTTTAATGTTTTCAAAATGCTTTCCTCGGCCATCGCCTACCCCCAGCCCTGTTCGCAGCCATATCCTATCGTGGTAGTATTGCCCTCGGTATCCGAGAGCAGATGCGTGACTTCCTCAGCCCGCACAATCTCGTCCATGCCATGCCTGGCATCATGGATATGCACAAGCCTTGAGGCTGTGAGGCCGGGCAGGAGCGTGGAAACCAGGCGGCTCATGCCATTGGGATTGGGCGAATTGGTCATGAGATTGCTGGCGGATTCGACAACATATACAGGTCCCGGCTCATTTTCCGCGCTCCAGTACAGGCCAGCCTCGCCCAGCCAAACTGCGTGTTTTGACAGATCATGGCCAAAGCTTCGCTCAAGGCTTTGGGAAAGCTGCTTGATGGCTCTTGCTGCTGTGCAGCCGGAAAAAACCATGTGCGGGAAAGTTTCGGCTGGGATGGCGACATCGGCCACAGGCAGCCCCGTCCGCTCCAAAAGCCGCCTGCCCACAACGTCCGCTGGCTCGCCGTGCATGGCCTCCGTGATTTTCGTGTCGATCAGCGCCTGCTCGCGGCCAACGCAGGTCACGCGCATAAGGTCGGCTGTCACCTGGGTGAAATCCTTTACTTCGCCTTCCCATTCCTGCCATAAGCTGCTCTCGCCGCGATGCCCAAAGCGGATGACGGCCTTCTGCTTTTTGGCCAGTAATGGCCGCACATCGCCCCATTCGTCGGGCACGTCTATCTGGCAGGTGGAAACCACATCGCGCCGCCTGAAACAAAGCTCAATGCGCGGCGAGCGCAAAACCTCAAACGGCCCGATGTTGCATCTGATGTTGAGTCCCGCAATCATGGTTTAACCTCCTGCCATACCTTTCGGTCGCGCATCCCTGCGCGACACTCAAGGGTCGCTTGCAAGCTGCGCGGAGCTTGCTGCGCTCCCTGCATGGCCGCATCCATGCGGCCATTAGCCCAGTTCAATGATGAGGCTGTCTTCAACTGGTTTGGCCGTGCCGCCTCCAGTGGCCGCATTGACCGCCTTTTCCACCGCCTTTTGCGCCAGTTCCTTTGCTGTGGGCGTTTTGGCCTGCGCCTTTTCGGTTTTAACAATGGGCGGATTATGCTCCACAAAGCCAAGCGTTGCGATTATCTCGTCAGATTTGTCATTTTCCGATGTGGACAGCCTGGAAAAGACCACCTGGCGGATGCCGCGCAAAAAGAGATGGCGCGAATTGACCTCGTAAATCTGCGGGTTGGCTTTGCCGTCAGTTTTGCGGAACATCCCGCTGACCGTCTCCAGCTTGTCATAGCAATTGGATTCATTATCCGTGCAAAGATACAGGGAAACAGAAATGTCGCAGTCATCATAACCCTGCGGCGTTTTTTTCTTGCCGGACGCGCCGTCCACCTTCTGCTCGTCAAAGCGCACCTTGCCGTCAACGGAAAGGGAGCGGAGGATGCCCGGTATCTCCTCGCCGTTCAAGCTGATGATGCCATCTTCAAATACAATTTCATCCATTTTACATACCTTTCGGTCGCGCATCCCTGCGCGACACTCAAGGGTCGCTTGCAAGCTGCGCGGAGCTTGCTGCGCTCCCGCTGCGCGGCGCGCCGCTCGCCCGCAAGGGGCAGGCCGCATCCGTAAGGCCGGGGACGGCCAACGGCTGCGCTCTCCCTGCGGCGCTTAAGCATTTACGCCATGCCCTCCAGACCGCCAATTTCCGATTGCAGGAAATTCTGCAAACCTTTCAAAAAGCCGTTGCCATCGGTGACATCAGGCATGTTGATTGTGCTGATATTGATGGTCACTGTCTGATTGCCGTTTCTGGTTTCGCCCTCCCTGTGGCCCCGGTCATTGACAGTATCTTCCGGGGCAACGGCTAGAGCCTCCGGGATGGTGATGGCGGGCGGCTCAAGCTGCGGGATTTCCGGCAATGCCAGTTCGGGAATATTAGGCGCGCCAGGAGCCAGATCTGGCGGTTCGGCAAGCTTTAAATCTGGAATGAGCGGCGCGGCAAGAGAAAGGCCGGGCAAATTTGATGCGGCATCCTCAATGGCGGGCAGCGCCATGCTGTCCTTGAATCCGTCAATCTCCTTGCCAGCCTCGCCCAACGCGCCGGAAACTGACGCGGCAAGCGTTGCCTTGCCCTGCGCCACGCCCTCGGCCAACGTGGTCATCATGCGGCTGCCGGAAAGCGTCAGAGTGGAAAGCGGACCCTCATGCGCATCGGAAAAGGGCAGAAAGTTGCGCACCTTGGCAAGAGCGCCGGAAACCGAATCCACCAGCGAGCCAATCATGCTCTTGATGCCGTCTATGAATGTGCCGATGAGCTTCGCGCCGGATTCAAACAGGTTCAGGCCGTCAAAAAAGGCCATCACCTGATCCCACGCGCCCTGGATTGCGGCCAGCAGGTTTGAGCCAAAGCTGGCGAGGCTGTCCACAATGGCGGCCCAGGCATTGGCCGCGCCTTCCATGAGGCTTGTCCATGCGCCGGATGCGCTTTCAGTGATGCTTGCCCAGACCGATGCCAGAGCTGCAAGGATGTTTTCGCCGATTCCGCCAATGGCGGAGAGCATATTATTCCAGGCATCGGCGCATGCCTGTTTGACATAAGCCCATGCAGCCTGGCATTTTTCGCCAAACCCGCCCCAAAAGGCGTTCCACCAGCCTTTGACAGTCTCCCAGTTGCTGATAATCCAGCCAGCGGCTGCGGCAAGGGCCATGCACAAGGTTATGACAATGCCTAGCGGATTGGCCCGCATGGCGGCATTCAGAATCCCCTGCGCGACAGCCCATGCCCTGGTCGCGCCTGCAACCACAAGCATCACGCCTCTCCAGGCGATTGCAGCCGTTTTCACGCCAATAATTGTGGCGAGCAACGCGCCAAGAACGGCGCTAAGATTGCTCCACGCCGTGGGATTGGCCGCGTCAGACGCGCTTTGCCCAGCTCCCGTCAGCCGCAAAAGCCAGCCGCAAAGGGCGCTCGCATAGTCGATGACAAAGCCAAGCCCCTTGCCCAGCCAGCCAATCGCCGTGACAAGGACGGAAAAACCCCGCGCAAGTCCAGTAAGAACGCCCCCGGCTATCTCGCCCAGCGTTTCTCCAAATGCCTGCCAGCTTGCCCTTGAGCTTGAAACCTCATCGCCCTTGAAGATGCCAAAGAGGTTGGCCAATGAATGCATTATTTCGGCAATGGCCAGACGCGCCGGAAAAAGCGCATCTGAAACGCCATCAAATGCGCCTGCCAGACCTTTTTTGAATCCGGCGAACACATCCAGCACACGGGCGATGACGCGTGAAACCGTCTGCACAAAACCAGTCAGGCCATTGGCCTTTATCTCTGCTGCAAGCTCGCCCTTCAGCTCCGCATTGCCATTTTTCAGGTTCTGAAAAACAGCCAGAACGCCTTTCACAGCTATTGCGGCCCTGTTCCAGAACTGCGTGACAAAGTCGGCCATGCTGCCAAAATTTGTCTTGAACGCGGCATATAGCAGGCCAGCCACGCCGATCAGAACCAGCATCGGCGCTGAAACGCCCATGATTGCGGCTTTGAGCGGCACAAATACCTTTGAGATTAAGCCGCCCAGGGATGTCAGCCCCCACATGACGCCAGCAAAAGCGGCAATGCCCGCAATGGCTGCGGAGGCGGCTGCGGCAAGCTGCAAAAAGAATTTGCCGATGGGACTCTGGGCCAGCTTGTCAATCCAGCGTAAAAATTGGGTCACGCCCTGCGCTCCCTTGCGCAGGATGGGAATAAAAATCTTGCCAATGGTGATTTGCA